CTTCTTTCTATACCTTATGCAAAATTCCTTCTAAATAAATAAAAACTCCTTATAAATGTCTCATACTCTACAAAAAATTGAGATCATTAATCCTCTTGTAAACGGGGAGGGAGTTTGATGGCAACTTATGGTAGCAGGGACAGAAATCTATTTCGAGTTCCAGAAACTTATAAATTAAATGGAGTTGACACTCCAACCAATATTGATAGTACAAAAAAATACTATACTTTGGTAGATTCTCAATCGGGAGAAATTACAATTAAAGAATACAACGGTGTTTCTTCATCAGTGCTCGTATTGGGAACTGTCGGTCAAGATAGAACTGTTGGTACGATTCCAAAAGATGGTGTTTTTCAACCAAATCCTAATTCACAAAACAATGCAGCAGAAAACAAATATTTTTCAAGCGCAGTAGGACAAAAATCAGTAAAAAATTATGGAGTTATTACAGCACAAAATGGTGGAGAAAAAAATGCGCAACAACTAATATTTCCAAATAGTGCAGCAACAACAACACCAAAAGCAAAATCAGGAGCAGGAGACCAACAAGGTGCTCTAACAGAAAATGAAGCAAATTACATAAAAAGTGGTAAAGATAAAATTGCGTCTAGAGAAGACTATGGTAACACACCTATTGTTTATCCAGAAGGTTTAAAATTAAATTATCAAGATTGTATTAAATTTTCAATCGTAAAATATAAACAAACAGGTCTTAAAGGATTTGGAGAAGGAGATAGAAATTTAAGAAGAGTAGTTGTTGAAGGAGGAATACCAAAATCTGCAGATAAAAAAAGAACAATATTAGGTACAATAGTTCTTCCAATACCAGGTGGGATTCAAGATTCAAATAGAGTTGTATGGTCTGGGTCAGAACCTTTATATGATCCCCAAGGTGCAGCAGGAAAATTAGTTCAAACAGCTCTTCAAGGAGGAGATGTTACAAAAAAAGCAGAGGAGCAATTTAATAGGGCTAATATTTCCGATTTAAGAAAAGCAATAATCACCAAAACAATAGAAGGTGCTATTAATTCTGGTGGTCTTATGCAAAGAGAATTTGGTGCAATAATCAATCCAAACTTAGAATTGCTTTTTAATTCTCCAGATCTTCGTCAGTTTTCTTTTAGTTTTAAATTATCACCACGTTCAAAATCTGAAGCAGAAATAGTTAGAAAAATTATTAGAACATTTAAACAAGCAATGTCAGTAAAAAGATCTGCTTCTTCATTTTTATTACAAACACCACACACTTTTGCAATTTCTTATATTTTTAAGAACGAAAATCACCCATACTTAAATAAATTTAAAGAGTGTGCATTAACAAGTTGTAATGTAAATTACACTCCAGAAGCAACATATATGTCTTTTGAAGATGGAGCAATGGTTTCATATCAAGTTGATTTGACTTTCCAAGAACTTGAACCAATTTATGATGATGATTATACAGAAATTGATAGAGATAAAGACGATTACATAGGTTACTAAAATGCCAAGTTACTTCCGCCAAGTTCCAAACTTTGAATACGTTAGCAGACTTCCAGATGCTAAAATTGGAGATTATGCTCCTCTTAAAAATCTATTCAAGAAAGGAAAATTAAGAGAAGACATTTTTCAAAACTTAGCATTCTTCACTAAGTATCAAATAAAAGGCAATGATCGTCCAGATAATGTTGCTTATGAAGTTTATCAAGATTCCAGTTTAGACTGGGTGATTCTTTTATGCAACAATATTGTGAATATTCAAACAGAATGGCCATTACCCCAACAACAATTTGATGATTTGATGTTATCCAAATACGGAGATTATGAAACTTTATACGGAGGGATTCATCATTACGAAACAACAGAAATTAAAAATAGTCAGGATGTAATCGTTGTTCCTCGAGGACTTCAAGTTTCATCACCATACTCTGTAAGTTTTTATGATTACTTTATTGATCAACAAGTTGATAGTGGAAATATAGCAGTTCCAGTCACAAATTATGAATATGAAGAAAAACTAGAAAATGATAAAAGAAATATTTACACTTTAAAATCCCAATACTTAAATGTCGTTTTGAACGATATAGAAGAAATTATGTCGTATAAAAAAGGGTCCTCACAGTATGTTAGTGAGGACCTTAAGAGAGGAGATAATATTAAACTTTACTCTTAATCATTCGTCAGCAAGACGAGAGAAATATGCAAGAGCATCATCTTCATCGTCATCCACCTCTTTGGTGACAACGGGAAGTGAAGGGGACTTAGAACGAGCATAGGACTCTTCAAGTTCCTTTACAACAGCACTCTCAACATTGTTCTCCGAATAATCATCATACTCAGTTTCTTCTTCAACAGAAGAACGAGAAGAACCTTTCTGTCCAAGAACATAATTCAGACGTTTCTCAAGTTCTTCATAAGACTTGAATTGATCGGGAGCAGTCACAGCAGCAAGAGAATACTCTTTCTTCCAGATTGCTTCCAGAGCATCATCATCGTCCAGCAGAGGTTCCACAGAACCAAACTCAGACTTGTCGTAGTTCCAATAACCATCCTTCTTCACAATCTTCAGTTTGAAGTTTGCACCCTGCCAGAAATCAAAAGGATTAATAGGAGTTTCATCCTCAAACTCAGGTTGCATTGCTTCCATAATCTTATCAAAGATTTTCTTACCATACTTAAACAGGAAGACTTTACCTTCATTAGTAGGATTAGTGGGGTCCTTTACAACATAGATGTTGCTATAGTAAGACAGTTTACGCTTTTGCTTACGAACAGTTTCTTTGTTTGCTTCAGTTCCACTGTTCCAAAGTTCACGATTGTGTTCTCCAAGGGGATCTTTCTGACCGATTGTAGTCAGACTATTCTCAATGTACCAACCACCAGGACCTTGGAAGGCGTGAGAATACATTTTTGCCCAGGGAAGTTCTTCACCTTCGGGTGCAGGGAGAAAACGGATCACGGCAAAACCGTTACCAGTTTTATCCACTTCAGGTTTCCAGAGACGTTCATCAGTGCCTCCAGAAGTTGTACTCATCTTCTCTACTTCTTTTACTAGTTTCTGTGTAAGAGAACCCAGAGAAGATTGTTTCTTAAGATCTTTAAAAGACATTAGATTACCTCGTATTTGTACAGATTTGGCTTTTGTGTACTTCGTTATTCTACAGGTCGGAACCTGTTTTGTCAATTTGCTGTTTCATCACTTCAAGCATTTTGGACATATTATTCAAAATGATATTCATATCAACATTTTGGGGGAGTCCCATCATTGTTGCAGATTGCGTAATGCGTTCTTTCATTTCAACTGCTTCAGGATCATCAGATAAACTTAATCTAGTATAAAGAACTTTCTGTTTTTCAAGAAGTTTTTCAAGAACTTTGACGTGATTAAGTTTTTCTTCTTTTGACATTGTAGAGAACTTAAAGACATTACGATAAACGTCTTCCTGCAACTCACTAATTTCTGCCATCTCAGCACGGACGACTTCAGATTTAAAGAAACTCATTTATCCCCCAAAATAATTTCTTTTAAAATATGTTTATAACGTTGCACATCAATATGTAGGAAAGGAGAATACTTTTTCATCTTCATACTTACAGATTCCCACACAGGATCTTTAAGTTTCTTATCAAAGTTTTTCCCGAACAGGAATATTCTATCATAAATGACTAGTGTTTCAAGACTAATGTTCCCGTTCAGGAAATTTTTAAGAACTGGTGGATGACCTTTAGAACACTTAAAGACTTCATCTACTTTTTTATCTTCAAAGAAACTTTGCGTTTCTTGTTTAAAGACATAGGAAAGTGATTGATTTTTCTTTTTCCAGTCTTCATATCTTCTATCACCTTCTCGGATCATTTCACCAATCCAAAGTTTACTTGGATCAGTGCAGGTAATAAAGTTTGATACAAAGAACTCTACAACTTCTTGATCTGTTTTTTGACGTGCTACTTTTTCAAACCAAAAACGATCTTTGCGTTTGTAAAAAGATTGAACCGTTGCACGACTTTTACCACAATACTTAAAGTAGTCATAACTATCTTTTGTAAAGTGATTTTTTAACGCAAGATATTCACGATATACATCAAAAGGCATCATTCAAAAAACTAATCTAGCACGGGAAGTTTTTTTAAGAAAGTTAAGTTCCATTGCTTCATACTTGATTTTCTCTTTCAATGGCTTAGAGATCAATTTAGGAACAGATTCTACATCAATGCTATTCTTTTCACAGAAGTGAATAATTGCATCAATATAATTCATATCCTCATTGGTATGAACCAGAGATTCAATTTCTTGAGCAAATTTTGATGGACAAAAGAACTTACTTTCTAATGCTTTTTCTAATTCATTCTCCATCTGATCCAGTATTGTGATGTACAAATTCTTTGATATATCGGACTAGTAACTTAATATAATCCCCTTTGTTTCTTTTGTCAAATACTTTAACTTCACCACCAGGAGTGACCATCAAAGTAATCAGTTTTTTAATTGGTTTTTCCGTCAGTTCATAATAAGCTGCTGCATAAAACATTTCTTGAACGAAATAGTTTTCAATCCACTCTTCTGGTTTAATTTTGTCTGAAGTTTTAAAGTCAATGACCGCAAGTTCTCCTTCATATTCAGCAATACAATCAACTCGTCCTGCAAGCCCGTAGTACTGTGAATATAAAGTTCTTTCAATTGCGTGTATATTATTTATCTTATCAAGTTCTGGTTTGAGGTGATAAAACATAAACTTTGTCAGGGGTTGATAATCATTCCAGTTCAGTTCTTTGTTTTCAAGATAGTCCTGACAAACTTGGTGAAAATCAGTCCCTCGTGCTGTTGCTCTTTTAGTAATACGATTTGCTTCTTCAAGACCAACACGTTCTCTCCACTTCACAAAAATCTGTCTATTGTAGAAAGACGTTACAGAAGTGATAGAAGGCACCCACTGACCATCAGGAAGATGATACAGACGGATGCCGTTTTGTTCTTTCTTTTCTAATTCAAGATCACCTAAAAAATTATGATGAATAAAACTCATACACCTACTTCCATTTTTGCAAGAATATATTCTTTGACTAATCCAGAACGAACAATATCTTCAACTCCAAATTCAATAATATCAATTGATGGCATTACACGAAGAACTTTCATAAAATCAACAATCCCGTTCTTTTCATTCGTTTTGATTAAATCTGACTGAGTTGCATCACCACAAAACATAATTTTGGAATTTTCACCAACACGAGTGATAATAGAATCTAATTCGTGAAAATTAAGATTTTGGAATTCATCAACAATAATGATTGAATTATCCAAAGTAGTTCCACGAATAAACGATGTGCTCCAAAAACTAATCGTTCCTTGAGTTTTAAGATTACCATAGAGCATTTCAAAGTCTGCATCTGTTGGCATTTCAAACATATACTTTACCATATTCTTATAAGGAATTTGATAAAGTGAAGACTTATCTTCGTGATCTCCAGGAAGGAAACCAATTTCTCTTGTGGCTACGAGTGAACGGACAATGTAAATTTTTTCATATGGAGATTTTTCATCAAGAACATCTTTAAGTGCATTATAAAGTGCAATAAAAGTCTTACCCGTCCCTGCACATCCATAAGCAACAATGTTTTTATCCAATCGGTAAGATCTAAAAAATTCTTCTTGATTGTCAGTGAGAGCTTCAATGTCTCTCATCAAATCTACATTAATTGGTTTCTTCCGTTTCATTTGTTTATTACTCATACCAAAAGGAACAGGTGTTGCGGGTTGATTTCTTTTTCTTGCCATTTACTTTTTAGATTGGTTTTACTTTGGATCCAGGAGCCTTTGATGCTTTGTGTAAAATATCGTTCCACCCAGGATGAGATTTTTTAAGTTTATCATATACCTCTCCAACTTCACCAGATGAGGGACAGGTTGAAGGGTCTGACCAATCCCTATCCCAATCAGAGTTATCTCTTTTCCATTGATCCCAATCGTGAATACTCATTGTCACTTCTTTTTGTTCACCAGTAACTTTATTATAAACAGGGTATGTTGCCAATCTTAATTCTCCATAGTATACAAAAATATTTATTCAATAGTGATGGATGGGGCATCCACACACTCAGCACATCCTTCACGAGTCCAACCAAGTGCCTCAGATACTGCAGGAAATTGGCAGGTAAAGATGCAACGAATCAGTTCTACAATCTCCATATGTTCCTTCTGTGTTCCGTGTGCTGAACGAAGATCAATGTAATGAATCCAAGAACGCACAGAACCCGTCATATAGAGTCTTGTGGGGGTTGCTAAGGGCAGTACAAACCTTGCACACTCTTTTGCCACACCCTTATCCAGAAGACGATTGTAGATGCTCTGAGAGTGTTCAAAAAGCACACGAATATCTTCAAGCAAAACCAATTTCAAATAATCAGGAATATCATCAATACTATTTTGACGATTTTTAGTATCTTGCCTACGAAGTTCGGGGAGAGGAATTGATTTACTTAAAAGTCCAGTATCAGCATATCGTTGAGAAAACTCTTGAAAAGTAAAACTACGATGTCTCAAAATTTGTGCTGCAATACCTCTTGTAGTATTAATCTCAACAGTCATTGAAGCCTGTTCAAAGATACTCCAATGCTGATGCTGAATACAATACTTAAGTAATCCAGAAAACTTTTCATTCTGTTGATTATCTGGATTACTTACCCGAGCACAGTATGCCATATGCTTTTCTGCATCTGGAGTAACACTAATGAGTTTAACTTCTGGTTTCATAAACTCAAATTCATCAATCTGCGTATCCATCGTCATCTTCATAAAAAACTTCGTCGTAATCATTTAAATGTGTGGCAATTTCTTCATATTTGTATGAAGAAGTATCAGAATAAATCTCTGTCTTAAGACAATCAACTAAAGACTCAAGATTTCTTACAATAAGCTTAAGCTTTTCTTTATCCATCTTTATTAACCTCAACAAAGGTAATTATACATAAAAAAAAGAGAGGTGTCAAGCACCTCTCTTAAATTATGCAACTTGTGGTTGCTTTGCCATATTCAGTTGTGCAATTTTAAGAAACTTTTCTTTTTTTGCTTTAAGTTTAAGATAACGAACAAAATAAGTGTTCATTTTTGCCCCTCCTTTACAAACTTAACACCACGATAAGTTTCATTATATTGTTGGGACTGTTGTTGTGCCTGCTGTTGTTGCTGGCGACGAACTTCGGTGTCATATGCGACACCACG